GTAGTCTTTGATTCTTCGATTGTTCTATCGCCTGTAGCAGTTGTTAGAAGGTCTGTATCGTGACCTGACCAGTAAATCCACTCTGATTGTTCTGCAAGAACTGTTCTGTAGAAGTTTGATCTACCTTGTGAATCTTTACCGTCTGAGGCAAGTGATAAGAATGGGAATATCTCTAGAACTGTATGTCTTGTTCCTGAAATTCCTCCGTCTTCGTCTACTACGACTAAGTGAATCTCGTCATTTGCTCCGCCAGCGGCAGTTGAAACTGCTGATTTCTCAGGTTCCTTATCAAAGAGTTCGTAGAACTCCCAATATCTGTCGACAGCTTCGTCATCTGCAACGGCTGCTGTTAGACCACCAACTGTTGGTGTACCAATCGATTCGATTGTAAGTGTGTTTGTTGAAATAGCGGTTACTCTATACTTAGTGTCATGACCTGAGAACTTAATAATGTCTCTGACTATAAATTTTGTTCCGTCATCTACTACTACTGAAGTAGCTCCAACGGCGTATCCAGCTGATAAGTTGATTGCTGTTACTGAGTTATCGAAATATCCGTTTGATGAGGCACAAACAGAAATCTTAAGATTATTACCTAACGCACCAGCATACTTAGCGACATATTCTCCAACTGTACCTTCTTGTGAACCATCTGCATATGTGTTATCATATTCATCTCTGTTCTTAAGAAGCGTTGAAGCTGCGCCGTCAACATTAGCACTGAAAAGATTTGTTGTGGCCATTCTGACTACTCTAAGTGCCGAACCGTACTTTAAAAATGAGTCTGCTGTGTAAAAATCTTCAGCGCCAGCAAGTGTATCTCTCGGTTCGTAGAATTCATCTATTAACTCTTGAGTGCTAGATACTGTTTTTACTTCATCAACAGGACCCCATTGAAATGTCCCAGCGAAAGCGCCAACTGTTGAGCTTACGGCAGGAACGACATTCGAAAGATCAATTTCTTTGACCTGAACGCCTGGTGATACTTGAAATGCCATACTTTTCTCCTGTTTAGTAAAAGTTGTTTACTGTTTTATTTATATAATCCGAAATCTCTAGGGTGTATCTGTGTACCATCTATCACCATCTTTATCTACAAATGACTCTTCGATACCATCGGTACCAAAGACTCCAGCAGGTAGAAGATCATCTTCTATGAGTTTTTGCTGTTCAGAATACAGTAAATCCTTTACTTGTTTATCTGTTATATTAGTGAAATAGTCTGTTGTAATGAACCATGAGAATAGAACAAGGTTCATAACCATATCGTCATGATATCCTCGATCTGCTTCGAAAGATGAGCCTTTGTTGACAAAGGTCATTAGTTCTGTGATGGTATGACCATCTACAACTTTGAGTCTATTTTCTTCAAGCAACTCTTTCATTGTAGAACAACCTATTCGTTTGATCTTTCTTGACATAGTAACACCAATATCGTCTGCGCTTGTCATACCTTGCACAAAGACATTTGGATATTCTATATCATAATGAAGTTGAGTTGCGACCATTCCGCCCTCAGCATTGTTCTCGATGATTATTAATGCTTCGTTATATGGTCTTACATACTTATTTAGTAAATCAGGATATAGCATAGGGCTGACCGTATTATCCCGATAGGTACATACTTGTTTGAATGGACTTGTTGTTACATCAAAGACAGTGAATGTCGAGTAATCTAGTCCTCGTCCTTTAGAGACATCAACTGTGCATATGTATTCGTGGCCTTCTTTGGGTCTCTCATAGACTCTAACTTCGTTTTTAGACCAAACAGCCTCCAATGACATAAGACCGAGTAAGGTATTACTGTTGACCAAGGTATTTCCTGTTCCCAAGAAGGAGTTTCCGTACTCTTGTTCGAACTGTGCTTCTGAGGTGTTGGCAATGGTTTGCTTTTTCCATTCCTCATCTCGATCTGGTACATCGTACCAATTAATTGTAAATGGTTTATATTCAGATTGATCATGAATAGCGCTCTCATATATTTTATGGAACATATTACCTACGCCATTCGCTGTTGAAGTTATGATAACCTTCGAATCTTTACCTGAGGTGATAACAGGATATGTTGCAGTGTAAAATGTCTCTGCATCTTCGACAAACGCAAACTCATCGAGATACAGCATGTTGATTGACATACCACGAATCGAACTAGAAGATGTAGCAGCCGCTACAATCTTACTATCATTACCAAATTCAATATTTCCCTTATTTAGAATTTTTACTCCTGGTTGCAAGAAAAAGGGAACAGACTCGAGCATCGTAACGATCCTCGCAATCATTTCTCTTGCAATTGCGCCTTTGTTTGCAAGTACTGCTACAGTAACTTCTGGATGAAACAGAATATACCATAGTAAGTACGCACACGATGTTATTGATTTACCACTCTGCCTAGACGCTAGGACGACGCTGAAGCGATTATCTTTAAAGTGATTGATAAGTTTGTCTTGATACCCACGAAGTCGAAAAGGTACTAGACCTTCATCAAGTGAAATGATCTGACAATATGATTCAATAAAATGTACAGGATCTTCAGAGCATTTTACATACTCAGCTAACTCATGTTCGGTGTATTCTGTCTCGATACCTGCCCGTTTGATCAGGTGGTTACCAAGATACCCCTCATTTCTCGGTTTTACCATTCTTCTTCAAAAACTTCTGCAACTCAGAAGTTGATCCTACATATAGATGATTGTGTTGAGTACCGATCTTTTGTTGTTCGTCTTCTTTCTCAAGGTCTTTAATTTTCTTTTGAATATCAAGAAGTTTTTCTGCCGTATCACCGACTGTCTTGATTAATTGACCTGCAACTTCATATGCTCGTGGATGTTCTGTCTCTCTGGACAGTTCAAGTATACCATCTATTGCATCTTGCCCACGCTCAACTAAATTATACAAGTTATCTCTTGCATATTTGTAATCAGTTTCTACATTGGCAGATCGGTCTGTTTTGACCTTCTTGATCACCTGTGTTGATTCAGATTTGATTTCCGTATCAATATTCAAAAGCTCATTGAGCTGATCATCTGTTTTACTCATAATTAACTAGCGTCTGTTGTTTTATCATCATCAAAGTCTCTTGAAGTACCATCATCATAGAAGGTAACATTCTCTGCAACTACGAATGTATCATTCGGTTCTACTGAACCTACGAACATGAGAGTAGTATTCTCATCTATTGTAGCAGCTGCTGACAAGACTAATGATAATCTGTCATTGGCAATAGAACTTACTGTTGGGTTTGTACTATTGCCTGTATAGAAGACTTCGTCTCCTGTACTGATACCACTATTTATTGCAGTATCAAAAGTAACTGTTGTTGAGTTCGATACTGCATTTGAAACTGCTGAGAAAGCAGGTTCGTAATGTTTAACTTCTTTAACAAGACCTGCCTCGTCAATTGACGATGAAGTAAACGCTGTAGTACCATCTCCGATATAATCTCTTTCAATAACATTTGTAATGATTTTGCCTGTGTAGACAGGACCAAAGAAGTATGTTTTCATAGTGAAACTAAGTTCATATGTGATCACTCTTCGATCTTCAAAACTGCCTTCGTAATCATCTGTAAAAGAGACATCATTTAAAACGATTGGCACATCTCTATGGTCTGTGAGATCATCAATCATTTTCATTGTGACTGTATATTCTGGTTGAAAGTATGGTAGAATCTGTTCTACGATCTGCAAAGCATCGTTCATGTTCTTTGTCATGATTGATAGTGTAAAATTCAGATCATATGGTGCAGGAGAATACTGAAACTTTCTATTCTCTCTACCATCTTCTAATGTTGTTTTCTGTGAACGAATAAGTTTGTTCTGTTGTCTTTGTGGATCGTATGTGAAACCAGTTAACTCAAACGCCATTCTTGGCAATGATATTGCTGATCTACTATTATCATTGAGATTTGGTTCTTCTGCCAATCTTTGCAAAAACTTTTGTGCAGGCCCATATGAGATCGGAACTTTGTAACGACCTAAAACTGTGCCATCAGACTTTGTCTTTTTATAATCGAGATTATTGAACATAGTACCAAAGACTGATACACATCTCTTAATTGTTTCATTGTAAAAATAAGTACCGAACATTATGGTTCACCGAATGGATTGGTCTCTGATAAATCAAGATAGTTACTATCGTTGTTTTCAAATTCTAAGTTATCTGCTTGTGGATCATTTGACATAGTCAAGATATCTGTTACTGAAGATACATCAAATTCTGCTTCTGAAGTAGCACCTACAATAGTATCGTTTGCTTGGAATGTCATTGTAACATCTTTGAGTTTTAGTACTCTTGTATCAGCACGCCAAGATACGACCTCACCAACGACATCATTACTACCATCAATTCTGACATTTTCGTTGACTGTAAATGTTCCTGAACCACCAGACGCCATTGTAAGTTCGACAATGTATGCCTGTTGATCTTCGATTGTATCGATCTCGATAACATCTGTATCGAAATCTTCGTTTGAGTATTCA